GGTTGAAGAAAAGAAAGCGACTGAGCTAAAAGCTTAATGTTATCAAAAGCTTACTTATACGTCATGACGTATAATGTATAATATGTTAAAAATCAATAACTTACGTGTATTTTCACTATGACACAGTATGTTTATAAATGCAAGAAGTGCGGTGCAGAGTTTACAGAACATTCAAGTTACTGCATTCACTTTTACAAGTGTAAATAACAGATTCCACTGGCTTTGGGGGCGTGGTTTTAAAGCGCAAGCCAGTGGTTCTAATTGGGGATTTTAAGAAATGGATATGGTCTGTAAGCAATTATCGTCAGCCGATGCTAATGGGGTGCAGACCTGTCTTACATGGGGTCAAGCTGACCTTTATTTACCACCACTAAGCTACACCGAAGCAACAACAATTGGGGGCGCTTTTTGGTTATGTCTCGCAGTCGTATGGGCAATAAAAGTCATACGGGTGCAAAATTTTGAAAAGTAAGGAGTTCAATCATGAACACTAAAAAACAAGTAATGCTTCAACGTTTTAAACAAGCTGCTGTAGTTGCTACTGCTGCGGGTGCTGCTGCTGCGTCTAATGCTGCTGTAGATACTACAGCGATTACTGGTGAGTTATCAGGTGCTGCAACTGCGGGCGCTACTGTAGCTGCTGCTGCAATCTTGATTCCTTTGGGTATCAAGGTATTTAAATATATTCGCTCTGCATTTTAATTCAGATTGAATATATGTGAGCTATCGCTTCTGCTTTAGCTCACTTTCTTTTTAGGGGTGAAGCATGGGTGATATTGGGGCGTACATATGGCTATTAATGATGATTTATATTGGTATAAAAATGTTTTAAGAAGAACAATTTCAACAACAATCCGCTTTTACTTATCTCTCTCAATTATCCTTTCACCAATAATTCTAATGACTGAAGCCAATGCTACCGATGACGGTGATTGGTGGCTAAAACGTGAAATTAAGCTACAGCAGAATCGTGAGGACTATGCAAGACGTGTTTATGGTCGATCTGCACGTTCATTTTTAGAGACTGACCCCGTAACTGCTAAAAGTAGGACTGTAACTAAAATTGCAATTGCTGAAACAGTCCCTACAGCCAGTAAAGTTGGCTCTACAATGCTACAACGTGTGGCTTTTTATGCTAAAAATCCAGGCGTGCAGATGGTAGGTGTTATTGCAGCTAAAGAGTTAATCGAAGCTATCGGTTGGGTTATGGAAGATGGAACGTATGTAAAGAAAAAGCCTAATCAGCCTGATCCATCAACAGGTCCTTATTTATATAAATGTGGAACTATTACCGATTATTCAGCAATTTCAGCTTGTACTGCATCTTATGCAGCACAAGACAATGATTTAAAAAAACATGTTGTTTCTAATTGTCGAAATACTGACTTTAATGCGGATGGTTCTCCGTACCGTGGTACGTGTGATGTAAAAATCAATTGGACTTCAGGTCAAGTTACTAATACATCTGCCGTTTATTATGTTTCTAAAAACCCTAAATATGATCCTAATGCTCAGCCATCGATGCAAACTATTCCTTTAACCCCTGAGTTATTAGGTGCGGCAATGATGGGTGAAGGTTATAACGATCCTGTTGATCCTAGTAAATACAATCCCTTAGCAAATACTGGGAACATGAATTCTTCGGTAGCTGATGCTTATCAACATGCTGTTAATGGTGTAGGAGACGATTTAGCTAATGAAATGGATCAAAAGCTAAAGAACGCTCCACAGACACCTAATAATCAACCTGCTCCTTATGGGGCACCTCAATATGCTAATCCACCTTCGGAATCTGCACCTAATGCTAACGATCGTACATGGGACCAAGATGGTGGTAATGCTGATGGTAAAAGCGAACCGATTAAAGACCCTCAAGGTAATCCAACTGGTGGTCAATCTATATCAATTGAGTTTCCAGTATTTTGTGAATGGGCTTTTACGGTCTGTAAATGGTATGACGATTGGAAAAAAACAGATGAATGGATGAAGGAAGATCCAGAAAAAAAAGAGCCTGAAAAAGTTGAATTTGATGATGATGCATCGGCAGGAAAAGTAACACTTACTGGCTCAGATGTTTGTCCGCATGACTCTGTTCAATTCACTTTAATGGGCCAGAATTATACGATTGAATTACCTTATCAACCTGTCTGCAACGCTCTTATTTTCTTTAAGCCTGCGGTTCTAGCTGTCGGTGCGATTACCTCAGCTTTTATTGTTGCCGGTATTAATGTTAAGGGAGAGGATTAACTATGAGTTTAGCTAGTCTTCTTTCAAAAGTATCAGAATCTATTTTATCTAGTGCCGTATCAAAATTACTTAAAGGTGCAGGTCTTTCATTATTTACATATGGTGCATCTCAGGGGGCTTTTGCTTTAGCTGTAAGCACTATTCAAAGTTATTGGGGTACGTTGGGCAACGTATTGTATGTTGTTGGCCTAAGTGGATTTGATCAAGCTATTAGTATGGTTTTATCTGCAATTGCCTTACGTGTTGCATTAACAAGTATGCAAGTTGGGGTGCGTAAAAGTGATTAATTTAGTATGTGGTCAACCACGTAACGGCAAATCTCAATTTATGGTAAAAACCATATTAGATATGCTTGAAGAAAATAAAAAATTAGAGGAACAAGGTAAGCCGGTACGTCAGATTTATTGTGATATTGACGGTTTGAGAATTCCTGAAATTGAACCTGCACCGGACGACTGGAGAGATACGCCAGATGGTTCAATTATTATTTATGATGAAGTACATATGCGTAAAGCATATGAGTACAAAGGTAATCAATATTCGCAAGATCAGATGATTAAGGACCTTACAATTCATGGTCATTTCAACAAGGATATTTGGTTAATTACTCAGGACCCGGCGCGAATTGAGAAAGGTATTCATAAGCTTATTGATAAGATGTACTTTATAAAGCGTCCAAGTTCTAAACCGCCTTATACAAATGTTTTTGTATTTGATAAGTGGTTATCTAGCCCTGAACCTGCTGCAAATCGTAATGCTAAACATAAGAAGTATTTCGATCATTACCGCTTTCATTTTAAAGACGAATATCAAAAGCTATATCATTCTGCTTCTGATCACTCAAGTATCAAGTTTAAGTTACCAAAACAGTTATTCGTTTATGTTGCAATTATCCTTGGCATTGTTGGTTTAGTAACTATTGGCTTAATGAATACTAAAACTTTTAATACTCATAGATTTGAGGATAAACAAAGTGCAGCAGATACCAAAAAAGATAGTAAAACGAATGGTCAAACGGCTAATCAGAAGACTGACGAACAGAATCTTTTATTAGATCAGCAATGCTCAAAACAGTATGGACTTACTGTTCAACAATGTGCCGATCTGCGTGATCCCTCTAAAAGAAATGCTGACTTACTGGCTAAGGAGCAGAACGATATGCAAAGTATTTCTTTAAAGTACAATCCAAATAAACCTTATGAGGTTGATGTTAGTCAAATTAATTATGAAGTCACTTCAAAGCCAGTTTTTAGCGGTTGTATGAAGCAAAATGGACGTTATGTAGCATATACCCAGCAAGGTACAATTTTGCATGATGTGTCTCAATCAGATTGCAGACGACTCTTAAAACATGCAGGTGATCGACCTTTTAATTATTTTGCTCAACCACGTAATGAACCTATGAATACAGAAGCTTTGAGAAAGGATTCTGTTGAGCAGATACCACAACGTCAGCAACCGATTCAATATGCTGAAAACTACATACAAAGAGGTCTTGAACGTGACCCAAATTGGGATTTATAACGATTTGAAATCATTCACTCTGACTACAAAAACCGTCTATTTGTTGTGACGTAGAATTAACAGAGAAGTGTCTTCAGGGGAATTGAGACACATCGTGTAAACTATTAAATCTTGTATAATTTTTGAGTGTCTCAAGGCGTAGTCTAGACACTTTGACGGGGGATATATGACAAAACAAGTTTTTGAATATTTAGAAGAAAAAGCAAGCCAAGTGATAGATACTTCTTTATTGCCTTTGGATTGTTTAAAAAATCTAAATGAGTTATCTGGTGCAGTTGATGTTTTAGTGAAATGTGGTTTCTTGACTGATAAAGAAAGTATTAATAAGGCTTTTGATATTTTGGAGCAAGTAACCACCTTTGCAGATAATTCTTTACCTAATGAGATGTGATATGACAATTAAATATTATGATCTTGATAATACAACTCCCATTGTTGTCGATCTAACATTGGGCGAATTAACAGATATTTATTTCACTATTTTTGGAGCAGGTGGATCTGATAATATGCCTGCATTAAAGAAAATAAGAACTAAATATACTCCCTGCGATTTGTGTCAAAATTTGATTTTAAAAGAAGATTTTGAAGCACATTTACAGCAACATTGGGCTGAGGAGTGATTGGCATTTTATTACAAGTGCTCGCTCTACTGCAGCTTAAACCGGTGATTAAAAAAGTGAATAAAATCAACACTTGTTATTTTTTAAGGATTGGCAAAATATGACATTTGAACATTATGAAACTCTTGCTCCATTTTTGTTTTTGTTTGCACTCTTTTTTATTTATTGGCTCACTAAAGATGAGACTAAATTTTAGCGTCTGAAAGTTCGCATAATGTGATGCTCAGATTATGTTACTAAGCCCCAGTGATAAACTTACAAATCACGGGGCTTTTTAACATCAATCTGCATTATGCGAACTAAGAACAGTGTCGTGTCGAAGCCGATGGCGAGGGCTCGCAGTCCATCGGCGTGACACGATGCTGAGAGAGTCGGGAAGGGCATCCGGATGCAAAAAAAGTCCACCTTCTCTAGTGTGGACTTAACTCCGGAAAAACGGACTTATTCGTCTTTACCTAGTACTTCTGTTCTATATTTTAAGACTTCTTCCGCCTTCAGATTTTTCAAGTGATATTTTATAAGTGCATGAATTACATCACTTTCAGCCATTAACGATTTTTTTTGTACGACGAATTTCATCAACGTCTCTTTTACGTCTTCAACTTCTTCACTACGGATTTTGTAGACTTTGCTCATTTGTTAACGCCTTGTAACTAAATAACTAGGTAACTTTTTATGATATTAACCTGTTTTACAGGTTGACAAGTTACTTAGTAATTTTGTTTAATTTGTTAAACCCAGTTACTAGGTAACTTTTTGCATGTTAGACAAGATCGTAATGCATATTCCTGTTGATGCTTCGCTAGTTGATATTACTAGCGATGGTCAACATTGCATTTTTGGTTTTGACATGCTTGATTTAGGCCTAAAGAAAGTAGGGGCTTGGAGTGTTTATAAAAATGATGAGGGCGAGGTTAGACCTGTTGCTTTGAATCATGCTTATGAGAGATTACCAACTTCCTACACAAGCATGGCTTTTAAGTTCTTTCATGAGGGTCGTTACTATCCACATGTTGAATTAAAGGCTAGTCCTGCAAAGATTTTGCAGGGTCATAATGTTTATGGCACTGACTGGATTGAAGAAGGTGCAATGGAAATGCTTGGCTATTTAGCTGAGTCTCACCCGACACTTTATTCAATGTTAGCAATCTCTGAAACTGAAGTTTTACAGCTTGATGCTACATATTCGGCTCGTTTACGTGATGACAATCAAGTTGCTCAAGCTCTTGATTTTATGCGCAATATGTCTTCTAGACATATTCGTAAATCACAAAAACAAATCGTTTATAAAAATACAGTTTATTTCGGTTCTGAGCGTGGTAAACGCTTTGCTCGTAAAGTGTATGGCAAATCCTGTGAATTTCAGAATCAACTTGAAGAGCAAATTAAGCTTGCTAAGGCAAATGATAAATGTGCTCAACGAGTTGTAAAGGTTATGTCTGATCCAGAACTTCAAGCATGGACAAAAGGTCTTTTACGCTTTGAAACTGGTATCAAACGTTACGTTTTAAAAGAACTCGGTATACCAACTAATTTATTTCAGCTCATACGCTACCAACGTGAAAATCCAACTTTTTTAAAGGACCTATGGGTCAAAGCTAATTCTGAACTTTTCAAAGCCCTTGAGGGTACCGCAATGAAAATGACTGATCACGAATCTATTTTTAAAAATTTATGCAATGTCTTTGGAACTGTAACTCCATCAGGCCGTAAAAGTATTACGAAGGCTCGTAATTTGTTCAATTTCTATTGCGCGCTTGAGACTCATGGTACTGAAGCAATGAAGCTTCAGTATGGTAAATCACAGTTTTTTGCTCAAATGGCTGACTTAATTTCTGCTGGTTATTCAAAGGCATTTCTTCAAAATCTTCATGTAGAGTCTAAAAATAACGTTATTCCGTTTATCAAACTTGTTGAAATTAACTTTGAAAATCAAGTACCTGAGAACTTTAAAGAACCAGTTTCTACGTTTAATCAACGCTTACTTAAAATCGCATAGGTGAAAAATCATGTCTCAAATTATCTTTAAAGCAAAGCTTATCAATGTTGATCAAACTACAAATGAGAAAGGCTTAAACATGCGTTTAATCTTTGAATCTCAGCGTTATGACAAAGGTCTTGATCAGTGGGTTCCGTGTTCACAGAACGTGAAAGTCGTTGAAGATCATCATCATATGAGAGATTTCTATTTGTCTTATAAAGGTCGTGAAATCTATTTACCAATCGAAATGACAGCGATGGACCGCAACATTTTTTATAAGACAACTGGTGATGGTAAACCGTTGCAGGTTGAAGAAAAGAAAGCGACTGAGCTAAAAGCTTAATGTTATCAAAAGCTTACTTATACGTCATGACGTATAATGTATAATATGTTAAAAATCAATAAGCCCCAGTGAGAACATTGTTCGTCTCACGGGGCTTTTTAACATCAATCTGCATTATGCGAATCTTGCACGCCAAGCGGTGAGGGAGGGAGAAGGAGCCTCGACGCTCGACTGACCGATCCGCGGGGCGGAAGAGGAGTCCACGTCTTCTAATGGTGGACTCTAGTCCGATATTTCGGAATTTTTAGGATTAGTTGATGATTACTTTTCCTGATTTTGTCACTTCTAGGCGTTCTATAGCCTCTTGTAAAATCACATGAACAAGCTCGCTATCTTTTAGCGGTTGTTTCATTTGTTCGACAAGCTTCTTATTAATCTCAACAGCTTTATTTCTTATTTTTTCCTGTTCAGTTTCTGATAGCCGAATCGTTTTTGCCATGTGCGTCATTCCACTCATAAAATTTGCCACCTAGTCTACATATAAACTTGTATACATGTGTTGCATATACATATATGCATGTAGTATATTTCGGCTTAAATAACATGTATACATGTATAAAAGCTATGTTGGATCACATTTGTATTAACGCGCCTTTCGAATCTAGCTTCTACTCAGTAGATGCTGAGGGTCGTTATTTTTTTGTTGATATTGACATACATACAATCGAAATTCCGTTGGCTTCTCGTTCTGTTCATAAGAATGATGACGGGTCAATTTCTGCTGCTGCGCTATTTCATCCGTTTGAATCGGTTCCGACTCATTACACGGGTATGGCTATGAAAGTATTCTTTGATTCTTCATTTGAACCTTATGTACAAATCAAGGCTTCGCCTGCGAAGTTGCTTCAAGGTCATAATGTCTTTGGTAGCGACAATATAGAGCAGGGTGCTATGGAAATGATCGGCTTCTTACATGAGGCGTATCCGCTTCTTGCAAGGATGTTAGATTGGCCTCGTGCTTGGGTTTCACATATTGATGTGACTTACTCGGCACGATTGAAAGATCAGAACACAGCTAAAAAAGTTCTGGATTTCTTGAGTAATGTCAGTAATGGCCAGACTCGTTTAAGTAACAAGCGTTTCGACAGTTCAGTGTATTGGGGAGGTCAGACTTCAAGACTTGTGAATCACAAGTGCTACATGAAGCATGACGAATTTATCGCTCAATTTGAAGAGTATAAGCAACTTGCAAAAAAGAACGATAAAGCAGCTCAACGAGTTGTTGATGTCATGTCCAATTCGGATCTGATTAACTGGACTGTCGGTCTTTTACGTTTTGAATCACGGTTAAAAAAACGTTGGCTCGAACGTAATGGAATTCCTACCAATCTCTTTGAATTAATTAAGTTTCAACGTTCTAACCCTGATTTACTTCAAACACTCTGGAACCAAGCTACTCATAGCATTTTTGAAGCCTTACGAGGTCAATCTATGAAATTAACAGATGATACAAGTGTACTTGAAGCCATTGAACGCTCAGAAGTTGTTATGACCAAATCTGGCAAGGTTTCCAACACTAAAGTACGTAATTTATTCGCAATGTTTTGTCTTATCCGTGAAAAAGGATTTGACGAAATTAAAAATAATTACGGCAAGTCTCAGTTTTACAACCTAGTTTCCCAATTGTGTGAATGTGGCTTTTCTAAAGCTTATTTACAGAACCTTCATGATGAGAAGTCATCAAACATCATTCCATTCGTAAAGCTCGTTGAAATCGACTTTAACCAACAATTGCCAAATTGGTATCAAGAGCCAGTTTCGCAGTTTAACTACAAAATTGCATAGGTGAGCAAATGAACAATTCACAACATCCGATTATGACAGTCACAGGCATTCGTAAATCTGCTGGTGATTTCCAAGATCAGTCATCAGGTAAAACAATCGAGTTCTCGAATACGGTTGTAACTGTACTGCAAGAATATTCAGACAAAGAAAAAGAACAAGGTGCAATCGGTTTTAAATCGACTGACTACAAGATTAAAGGCGCTCAGTTCTTTAATGATTATCTGCATCAGGAATTACCAAGCAAAGCCAAATTGATCTTTGATTGGGATTTCACAGGCAAACAACCAAAGGCTGTGCTAGTAGCTTTGGATTTTGAAGGTGCTGAGGCAGCGTAATAAAGCTATATGAATCAAAGTGTTAATTATAAAACACTTCGTATAATGTATAATATGTTAAAAATCAATAACTTAGAGTAATTATTAGTATGAATATTATAGCAATGCTAGGGGATAATCAAGCGGAGTGCCCGAAGTGCCTCTCTCTATTTCATTGGCAATATTTGCAGTTTCATATGTCTAAGTGTGAGGGTTAATTAGTGACTGATTTAGAACATGCTCGAATTGTGACTGAGTTACTTAACTCATTATCGCCACTATTCATTGCTGTATTCATCTTGGGTCTTCTCACAGGTGTTTTCTTTTTCGGTCGTCTTATTGATTCTATTGACCGCTTAGGGGAGCGTTTAAGACGTCCTAAGCGTATACGTTTTCGCAATTTGAATGGTCGTCACGAACGTGGTGACAACTTCGAATATTTGTATTTGTTCAAGGGTGAATATTTCACTTTAGAACAACAACAATTTTTAAAACGTCAAGCACTTCAACGTTTTAGAAATAAAGGGAAATAATCATGGACGTTTACGTTTGCTCAGCTATTGAAATCGTTAATAACGTGCAGACGTGTACTGCTTATGTCCCTTTAAGTGTTGCTCAAGTCTTTAACGGCTTGGCAATTACTCAACAAGATTCTATCGCTATATCAAAAGATATAGCGGAGATATGCGGTCTCTTGATCGCTTACAGCTTCATTATGAAAGCTGCAAAACTAGCCTAAATAGGAGAAACATCATGGCTTATTCAAACGTAACACCAATCGCTCAACAAACTAACCAAAAAACTTGGTTCCAAAAATTCCGCGGTCGTTTTGCTGCGGGTACGGCTGCAACTACAGGTTTAATTCTTGCTAATTCTGCTCATGCTGAAGGTTTATCAGATATTGGAACAGCAATTACTGGTCAGCTCACTTCTGCTCAATCAATTGTAGTTACTGTATTGGTTGCTGCTGCGACTATCACTGCAATCATTATCGGTTATCGAAAACTTAATAAAGGCGCTAATGCTGCTTAAAACTAGCCCCTTCGGGGGCTTCCTTATTTTGGGGTGATGTATGCCAGACGCTTCAATTTTTTATTGGATTTTACCTATAACAATAGTGGTGATTACATGGGTCGTTATAAAAAATATCTAGCAATATTATTGATGTTTAGCATACACATGATGCCTTTCAATGTTGTTCGTGCGACTACTGTTGCGGATGATGGTTGGTCTGTATCTAAAAGATTGGTTCAAGGTGCGACAACTTTTTATGACGGCACTAAAAACATCATTTTGAATGGTAAAAATTACGCTGCTGCTGGTACGGCTGCAATTACGCCTACGGCTGGTCAAGTTGCAAAAATGATTGTAAGGACTGGTGCTGCTCTTGCTGTTTCAGTTGCAATTGAAGAGTTGATTGGTGCTGTAGATTATGTGATGGACCCGGCTAATAATCGTGTTAAATATTATGCTCCTCCATCTAATATTAATGACCCTTCGCTTCAATATTATTACGAGTGCGGTACATTTAAAGATGTAAGTGCACAAGCTGCATGTAGTGCTTCTTATAAAGCTCAAGATAATTCATTCAAAAAAAATACTGTATCTAATTGCCGTGTTGATGTTTTTAATAGTGATGGAACTCCATCTCGTGGTACATGTGATGTAGCAATCAATTGGACATCTGGACAAGTTACTAATACATCAACTGTTTATTATGTTCGTAAAAACCCTGCTTATGTTCCAAACTCACCACCAGCATCAGAAGAAAAATATTTACCGTATGAGGCTGTAGCTTCTCAGGTTATCAGTGATGCAATGGCAGAAAAAGCAGATCCAAAAGCATATGTATCTTCCGTTGCTGATACGGCACTTCAAGATGAACAAAAACAAATTGTTCCTGCATCTGATGTAACTCAACAACTTAACAATTCACAGTCTATTCCCACTACGAATACTGCTCAAGGTCAAGCAGTACCTCAAGCTGATCCTAACAATCCTTCTGCACCTAAAGCACCACCAACTGACATAACTATTAATTTTCCTGTTTTTTGTGGTTGGGCGCCAACCGTATGTCAAGCTGCACAATCTGCTATAGAGTTCCCTAAAACAGCTAAAAATTGGTGGGATACTGCCTCTAAGGCTGCATCTAGTACATGGACAGACATTCAGGAATGGGTAAAAGACCCTGAAAACCCAGACAATACACTTGATTTAGATGATCAACCTCAGACTGAACCTAACACCCAAATTAATTTTTCCACTTCATGTCCTGCCAAAATTCCGCTTAATTTTTCGTGGAATGGTCAATCATTAGATTTCTCTTTTGATTTTTCTATTTGGTGTGAGTCTATCTCAACCTTTGTTTACCCAATTGTGGTGGCTCTTGGTGCGTTACATGCACTCTATATTGTGTCAGGGGTGAGAGAAGATGGCTAGTTTATCAACATTACTTTCTAGCGCTCAAAAAGGCTTTTTAAAGAACGTTCTTGAGGGTGCAGGAATTACTCTAGGTACTGCGGGTGTATCTCTTGGCATCATCAATACGATGATCACTCATTTTAGTAATTCTGTTAGTCAGTTGCCTGCGGTATTGTTGCAAATGGCAGGCGTATCAGGTCTACATATTTATTTTTCGCTTGTACTTGGGGCAATTGTTACCAAGCACTTTAAACAAGCTTCTCCTTTGCACTTGCTTAAGAAAAAATAACGGGGATAAAAATGCTATATCTTGTTACGGGTACGCCTGGAGCATCTAAGACGGCTTTTGTAGTTACTCAATTAGATAAATTAGAACGTACAAACTTTATTAATGTACGTAAAAACAAGACCATATTTGAATTTAATAAACCCTTGTTTGAGAAGTTTAAAGATGAATTTCTTTATTACTCTTATGAAGAGGGTTCGGGTTCTGCTCGTAAAACAATTATTGAGCAATTACCAGAAGACTATTTTTTATTTTTAAATGAAGATTTTGACGATTTACGTCCAGATGATTATTTTAAGAAAACAACTCGATACAATGAAATTGTAGACCGTATAAATGATTTACATGGTCCTCAAAAATTTGAGCTATTGCAGCCTGTACGCACAATTTATACAAACATTAAGGCTTGTAAAATTCCTTACACAAGACCTTTGATTCATGACTGGCGTGATGCTCCAGATGGTTCTGTACTTGTTATTGACGAGATTCAGCTTGTTGAACCATATAAGAATAAAAAATCAGAAGACCCGATGATCATGGATTTAACTATTCATCGTCACAGAGGTTTTGATTTTTATATCATTACTCAAGCTACACGCTATCTACATCCTGCTGTAAAAGAGTTGATCGGTTGTCATTATCATATTACGCGCCCGTGGGGGTGGACGCCCAAAGTCTATCAATATGGATCGGCTCGTGATAATCCAAACGCTTTAGTGAATAAGATTAACTGTGAGGCTAAATTCACTTTTAAACCTGCTGATCGTATTTTTACGCTTTATAAGTCAACTACGATTAATACGCATAAAAAGCGGATTCCTAAATTTATCTATTTTATTGGTGCTTTTGTCATCGTGATGGCTGGTCTTTTTTACCATTTTGCTACTAAAGATAATGTTATTTATGATCAGGTTACTGGTAAGCCAACTAATACGGCTTCTCAGTCTAAAGCTACTAACACTACTCAGACTGGTACAACGGCTCAAGCCAATTTTGATGCTCCAAATGAGTGTAGAAAGGCTGCAAATGTAGAAAAACCTGAATGTGTAAAATGGTTTAACGATATATCTAAAAATGGCTCTTCTGTTACTTCAGATCAAGCACTCGTTCAGAAAGATACCGTGAGCTATGACCCAACTAAACCTTTTGATGACAACATACAAAAGACTGTTTCTTATCAAGTTACGGCAAAGCCTGTCTTTTCTGGTTGCTCTAAGATGCATGGAAAATATCAAGCCTATACTCAACAGGGTACAAAAATAGACGTATCAAAATCTGACTGTGAACGTTTAATCAAGAACAATGACAGACCATTTAATTACTTTGCTCAACCTAGCAATGAAACATTAAATCGGACTGAGACTGTGAGTACAGATTCATCTAAAAATGAATCTACGGAACAGACTCAGCCGAAACAGCCTGATCGTGTACATGCTATTGAGCATCATCCTAATTTTTCAGAAACTGACATTACAAAGCCTTCGATTTGATGAGGTTTAAATTTCTTCTCTTTGATTACAAAATCCGTCTATTTGATGTACCGTAGTGTCATAAAGGAGTGTCTTCAGGGGAATTGAGACACATCGCGTATAACAACTGATTTAACGTATTTTTTGAGTGTCTCAAGGCGTAGTCTAGACACTCCGACAAGGGGGTATATGATGCAATTTTCAGATTGGGTTCAACTTGTATTTATGGTCTTTTTGACTGTAGCAATTATTATCAAGTTTGTTGTAAGTTTTCATCGTGATCTTCGAAATCAACGAGATGACGATCAATACATTCCTTGACTGGCATTTTATTACACCTCGAGTTAAACCGGTGAGCTCGCCCTGGTATCAAAAAAATTAATAAAATCAACACTTGCTATTTTTGATGGATTGGCAAAATATGACATTTACTTTAGAAGAGTTAGAAGATATTTGGATTACTTATTATTCTCATGGTGGGGTAAATAATTCAAAAGTTTTGGCTAAAATTAGAGCCGAATATACTTTTTGCCCTCTCTGTGATCATCTAATTCCTAACTCAGAATATCAGCAACATTTTGATGATCATGATTAGCGTCTGAAAGTTCGCATAATGTGATGCACAGATTATGTTACTAAGCCCCAGTGAGAACATTGTTCGTCTC